CAACCGCGCCGCAGGCAGTCCTGAGGTCATCCCGGTAGAAACAGTGGCCGACTTCGAGGCGATGACTGGGCACGCCGCCCCCGGCGATACCAGGGGCGTTTACGCGGACGGTCAGGTCTACCTGATCCGAGAGAATATCTCGGACGCCAAGCAGCTGGCGATGACGCTGGCGCACGAACGGGGCCACCAGGGGCTCGACGCGCTCCTGGGCGACCGCTTGCCGGCAGTGGTGAACAGGTTGTGGACCAACGCCGCTACGCGTGAGCGTATCAAGGCGAAGATGCGGCTGATCGGCAACTCAGCGCCGGAGTCCGGTGGCCTTCGCCGCCTGGCCGGCGAGGAGGTTCTGGCCGACATGCTGGCCGGTGGCGAGCAGGTCAACGGCGATATCCTGACGAAGGCGCGGACGGCGGTCGACAACGCGTTCTCTTCGCTGCTAGGACTGTCCTCGCTGAAGATGACCAACGCAGAGGTGGACGCGTTACTGCGCGACACGGCGTCGGTGATGCGCGGCGTCAGCCCGATGGACATCGACATGAGCAAAAGCCACCTGAAGGGCCTGGAGTTCGCCTTGGAAGACCCGGCGGGGTTCATCAACGGGGACGCTCGTTTCTCCCGCGCCGTGGCGGACTTGGAGGAAGTAGCAGCTGCAGCAACCGCCGAGGGGGACGGAACCAAACGCAACGTCGCCGACGTGGTCCGCGACACTGGTGTAGCCTCGCTGCAGTCACTCCGGCGAGTAGGTACGGCCACGGCGGCGGACAAGGCGCGTGCGTTGTCCCTGGACGCGGTGCCCCTCAACCAGTTGGCCAACCTTTACGACAAGTACTTCGGCGGCATGCTGGGCGACTTCGCCCGCCTGAAGCGCACGAAGGAAGCCACGTTCAACAAGACGATCACCGCCGGGCGCGAGCTGAATTATCATGGTGAAGCGATGGGCGAGCTGTCGCCGATGGCTACGGCGAACAAGGTGAAGGCGTTCGCTCAGCGGAGCCCGGCTCGTATGGAAGCCTGGAACCAGCTGCAGCAGGTAGGCACTCTGTACCGCCTGTGGCCTGACCGCCCGATGGACAAGCAGTCCAACCTCAACTATGCCGAGATGAACTTCACGCAAGAGGAGCGCGAGCAGGCGCACCGGGACCTGACCCGCCTGTGGAAGTCCGTCGGCAAGGAAGGGCAGCAGCTCTACAAAGAAACCCAGGCCATTTATTCATACCTGTGGAACGCCCGGTTCAACGCGCTTCGCAACGAGATCGCTCGGGTGTACAACACAAGTGGCCAGACGGATACCGAGTTCTTCGCCAGCGACAAGTTCAAGGCACTGTACGGCGACCGCATCGAGTCGGCCCTGAACAAAATGCGGACCGGGCCGTACTCTCCGTTGCAGCGTTATGGCGACTACCTGGTGACTGTGCGCAGCGCCGAGGGGAGGGTGGAGTGGTTCTCCGGCCACGACACGATCGAGGAAGCGAACGCCGCTCGCGCCGAGCTACTGGCGGGTGACTACGCCGACAGCGCCAGGTACACCGTGTCGCAGCCTACGCTGCGTCGTGATCAGAACTGGGAGCTGGACGGCATCAGCCAGCAGACCATCCAGGCTATCGAAGCGTCAGTAGATGGCATCGTATCCGCAGCGGCCGACCCGCAACTGCACCGGGCCATCCGCGAGGGGTTGGTAGAAGCGTACTTGCAGTCGCTGCCGCAGGGTTCGTTCTTGCAGCACGCGAACCGTCGCAAGAACGTACGCGGCGCCACCACCGACGCGTTCCGAGGCTTCAGCGACTACTCGATCAAGGCAGCCCGCAGCGTGGCGAGCCTGCAGTACGACGGGCGCATCAGCCAGAAGCTCACTGAGCTGCAAGAGGTGGCCACCCAGAACGCCAACGACGCTGACGGCATCAAGCGGCAACGGGTTGTGGAGGCGGTTAAGCGGCAGCACGCAGCATCCATCAGCACCGAACGCTCCGCTGTGGCAGACGCCCTCAGCCAGGGCGGCTTCCTGTGGTTCATGTCGTCCCCGAGTCAGTTGGTGATCAACGCCATGCAGACGCCCATGGTGACGCTGCCCCGCCTGGCTGGCACCTACGGCAACACGGCGGCGTTGCGTGAGTTGAAGCGAGCCCTCGGCGACTTCGTCAAGAGCCGTGGCAACTTGTTGGGCGACCGGTCGATCCTCCAGGCGGACAGCGCCGAGCACAAGGTGATGCGAGACCTGTTCGAGCGGGGCACGCTGGACTTTACCCTGTCGCACGACATGGCCAGCCTGGCGAACGGCGACACCGGCATCAGCATGTCCAGCCATTGGCGCAAGGTGCTGGAGACCGCTGGGGTGTTCATGCACAAGTCGGAAGTGTTCAACCGGCAGGTGGTGGCGCTGGCCGCCGCCAGGTTGGAGATGCAGAAGCGCGGGCTGGGTAACGACTTGAACGGCGACGCGCTGTCGGAAGTAGCGAACGTGGCGGACTCGGCGACACTGACTACGCAGTTTGACTACAGCCAGTCGAACAAGCCTACGATCATGCAGGGTCCGTGGCGCAAGGTCATCTTCCAGTTCCAGCAGTACCGGGTGAACATGCTGGCGATGATGGGCAAGGACATCCGTGACAGCTTCAGCGGCACGAAGGAGGAGAAGGAGACCGCCCGCCGAGCCCTGGCCTGGATGCTGGGCACACAGCTCGCGCTGACTGGAGCCGCCGGCACAGTGCTGGCGCCGATGGCGTTCTTCATCGCCGACCTATTCCGCGACGACGACGACCTGCTGGACAGCCGCACCGACTTCGTGAGGTCTGTACCGCAGATACTTGCGCACGGCGTGCTGGCGAACACGCTCGACCTCAGCCGCGTGGGCGCAGACGGGCTGGTAACCTTTGGCGGGCAGTACGCCCCTGCCGACGCCAGCGCCAAAGAGACCTTCCAGCACTACGTTATGCAGAACATCGGGCCGTGGGCTGGGTTGGGCGCCAACCTTTTCACAGGCGTCGAGAAGGCCCTGGAGGGCAACCACGTGGCGGCCATGAAGAGCCTCGCCCCCGCTGGTATACGCGACGTGTACAAGGCATTCTTCGAGGGGCAGCAGGGCGCCAAGGACAGCCGGCAGATCGTGTACTACGAGCCGGGCGTATGGGATACCGTGACCAGCGCGATGGGTTTGCGCAGTGGCAGCCGCCGGGAGGCTGAGGAAGTTCGTGGGGCGACGTACGAGGCGAGCATCCGAGCGCAGACGCTGAAGCAGCGGTACCTGGGACGCCTCGCGCTTGGGCACGCAACCAGCGACCAGGACATGATCAACGAGGCCATGGCGAAGATCAACCAGTGGAACTCGGACTTCCCCGACATGGCAGTGCGTGGGTCCGACCTTCGTCGTTCTATCGTGACGCGGATAAAATCCCAGCTGAACGCCAGCCAGTACGGCACCGCATCCACCAGGGCGCCAGCCCGTTCTATTCAGGAACAGGTTGGCACGTGGTAGCATTCTGCAGGCACACGACGAGGAGATGGACCCGTGGAACTGTTGGATAAAATCGCGCGATGGTTAGAAACGCTGCTGTCCTGGGGGCACCTCGGGTTCCTGGGGGCCTTTGGCGGGGTGGCCAACTTCTACTACTTGAACGCCACGAAGAACCGCAAGTTCCTTTGGGGTGTCTTATTCGCGAACGTCGTTATTGCGTTCTTTCTGGGGAGGGCGCTGGGTAGTTTCATAAGTGAGGAGAACCAGTTTCGAGACGGCATAGTTATGCTGTTCGGCTTTTTCTCCTTCCCATTGGTCCACGTCCTGGAGTCCCGAGTAGTAACTCTCCTCGACCGCATTCTGCCGTTCGGAGGCAAATAACATGTGGCTCGTATCGGCGCTTTCTATCTTCATCCACCTCTTCATCATCGCTAAGTCGGTGAACTTCTTCCGAACTGCCGGCGAGTGCCGCGAGAGCGACAAGCACTCTGTGGCGGCGATCGCGGTGCTAAGCGGGCTGTTCATCTCCACCCAGGCGCTGGTGTGGATGGAGCGGCCGACTATGCTGGTGGGCACGTCTCTGCTCGAGCCACTGTCGATGGCGTACAACTTCGCGGTGGCGGTTCTTTTCCTCGGGCAGATACAGTTGGTCACGAGGCGTAAGGAGGACCACACATGCGAGCGGCGCTGATAAAGTTATGGCCATACTTTCTGGCGGTAGTTCTGGGGGCGGCAAGCGCTTGGTACATTCGCGGGCTTATTGCCGACCGAGAAGTAAACGCGGTCCACGAGGACTACAGGCAGGAGCAAGATCGCCTGAAGAAGCAGGTAAAGGACCTGGAAGAGAGGGACCGCAAGAACACTGAAGCGTCAACTTCCAGAGTCGATAAGGCCGAGGAGAAGCGGCAGGGGGAGGTAGTTTATGTCACGCAGGAAGTGGTCAAATACGTTACTAAGTATCGCGATAGTACTTGTCATCTTAATGATGACTGGGTGTGCGGGTACAACCGATCGCTCGGACTATCCTGCGACGTGTCCGCGACCCCAGAATCCTGACCCTCGGCTGATGGAAATTGCTTGCCAGTTCGTTCCTTTGCCGCGCGGCGCCGGCGACGTCGAGGCATTGCCGGTGGTCACACAGAACAACCTCTGCGCGCTCCAACTGCGGGAGAGGTACGTGGAGTTGCAGACTTGGGTACGAGGTAGAGCACGATGAGCATGACAGAAAGCAAGCTACGCCGGTTGTTTCCCAAGGCAGATTCGGCGCTGTTCCCGCACCTGTTGCGGGCCATGACCCGCTACGGGATCACGACCAAAGTGCGGCAGGCCGCATTCCTGGCTCAGGTCGGGCACGAGTCCCAGGGGTTGACTCGGATGCAGGAGAACCTGAACTACTCGGCCGCGGCTCTCCAGCGCACTTGGCCGAGCCGGTTCACTCGCGACACTGCGGGGGCGTACGCCCGCAAGCCGAAGGCGATCGCGAACAAGGTTTACGCCAACCGTATGGGCAACGGCGGCGAGAGCTCCGGCGAAGGGTGGAAGTATCGAGGGCGCGGGCTTATCCAGCTGACCGGCAAGACGAATTACTCTCGCGCCGCGGACGCCCTGGGGCTACCTCTGGTGGATCACCCTGAGCTTCTGGAAGACTTCGAGCACGCAGCACTTTCTGCGGCGTGGTGGTGGAGTGACCGCGGGCTCAACGAGTTGGCGGACCGCGGGGAGTTCGAGAAGATCACTCGCAAGATCAACGGCGGCCTTACCGGCTATGATGACCGTGTTGC